TTACCTTTTGTTGAACTTCGACATTTCGGATTTCCTTAACTCGTCCACGATTTTGATGTAAGGCTTCATTGCTCTTAAATCTTTGTGGCCAGTCCACTTCATTATGACGTCTGCAGGGATTCCCATTGTGATGCCATTAGTTACAAAAGTTCGTCTCCCAGCGTGTGAAGAAATTATTTGGTGCTTAATGTGGGTTATCTCAAAGCGTTTGCTTCCTACAAAGTAAACCTCATTGATAATTTCATCAAATTCCAATATCTCAGAAATCACTTTGATGTCATCGTTGAAATTCTGCGAAGAAACAACAGGAAAAAGAATGTTGTTTGGAAAAGAAAATTCCCAATATTTTTCTATCAACTCTCTTGAAAAATCATTTAAGTCAATTCTCAGAGGATCAATCGTTTTTTCTGTGACCACTATAATGTAGTCATCTTTAACGTGGCTCTTTTTTAGCTTTTTCAAATCCGAGTATCGCATTCCTGTGAAGCACAGAAAACAAAACATATCTCGAATTTTGTTTTTGTAAGCATTTTCGAAATCGTGATTGTACATTTTCATCAGTTCATCCCAACTGAGATAAACCAAATCGATCAATCCACCTTCGGATCCTTTGAATACGGGAGTGAATGTCTCGTGAAGATTTCCTTTGTAAATATCTCTTTTCGCTGACCATTTCAGCATTGCCGTGAAATCTGCAAATTCTTTCGCGATTGATGTATTTTTATGAGGTTGCTTTTTCTTTCTGGTTTTAAAATCTAAAGGCCCATTTTCGAAATACTGAATAAAACCAATAAGATCTTTTTCTTTCAAATCATTAAGAAGTAAATCTTTATTATAGATTTCCCAGTGATTTCTCAGCTGGTTATATTTTTTAAACCTCCCTTCTTTCCATTGGTGTAAAGTTCCTACGTGGTTTGTGTAATCATCAAACAATTGTAGAATACTAATATCGGAATTGGTAATTTTTACAGATTTGTTGGTCGAAAATTTAAACTCATTCCTGAGTTCTTTGACGGTTGGGAATCTTTTATGCTGATAATAGAAATCGTCGAAAATATCAGATATGACAGTTTCCAGCTTATTTAGCTCGCTGTTTTCAAATCCTTTCTTCTGCCAGGATCTTTGCGTTTCCGGATTCCAATCTATTTCCCGAATACTTACACCGGTATAAAAATCCGGTCTCTGCCCATTGAAAGACACGCGCATCCGTACAGGAAAATAAGTTTCTAAATCTGAGCTTTCATCTGTATTTCTTTTGTGGAGGGAAAATGTAATGCCGTGCTTAAGCATCTATCCTATATCTCTTTTTTGGTTTGCCAATTCCTAAGATCAGCCAGTCCAAAGAAAAACCATATTCCAAAGCTAAAATATAAACCGCTTCCATAGGTAAGATCTTCACAACTTTGCCGAAATGATTTTTCAAAGTAAACATTGTGGTCTTTGGGAGTTGATGCGCTTCGCAAAAATAAACCAATCCTGGAATTGTCTTATCGGATTTCAGCATATCAATTGCTTCCATAAATCTGTCAACAATTTCTTTTGTGGGTACATTGAGGGATGTGAGCATAGGTATTATTTTTTTTCAATATGATTAGAAAAAACCTTATAAAGTTTAGAAAGTTCATTCTGATATTTCTCAGGAACAACAAAATCTTGATATTTACCATTTTGAACAAATCTTATATCAGTTATTTTCTTGTCTTGAAACTGACTTAAATCGCCTTTTAGCATAACGTAATTTTTATAATAAAAGGCGTCCGTCATTGATTGTTTCACTCTTTCAAACTGATTGCTTCCAGCAGTTGTAAAATCGTAACTTACACCTTCTGAATCTAAGAATACAAATTTATCTCCCTCATAAATATTCAAAGCATAACCCTCGGAATACCATAGCAGATGTAAGTAAACATTTTCTTGCTCCATAACTATATTTACAGCAATTGCGTCATTGGGAACCAGAAAGCCTTTGGATTTTGTTAGTTCTACATAAGAAGTTTTAACGGTTCTTTTCTTTGAAAACTTATCAATCTTGTCTTCACGGATTTTTTGCCCAAATGCAAATCCAGAAATCAGGAGTAGGAATAAAATCAGGTTTTTCATTTATATAAAGTTATTTATTCTATTTTTTAATCTATTAATTTTTGAGTGAAAGTTGATAGGAACACCAAGGGGATTAATATATGTTTCATTATTGTCATAGCAATTACGAATTTTCGCAGCATCATCTGGAAATTTCATCGATAGAAAACTCATTCTATTATACTCCTTATTTTGCTCTTCCTCAATCAGCCATTCAATCGCTTGGATTTCTAACTCTTTTTGATGTGTTTTACGATACAATATTATTAATCTATCTAAAGCATCGTATTGTGAAATATTTTGTAATTTTTGATATATTTTTATAGCCTCCAAATTATCAATATCTTCTAAAGATCTTGCTTTATTATACAAATTTTTCCTTTCAACATCATCATTACGTTTTTTATCCTCTGCAGTGATATTTATAAGAATTTCTTCAAACTCTTCATTAGTAATACCAATTGACTTTAATCCTAAAATAACTGTAATTGCTTTTCTGTTTTTTACCTCTTCATTACAATAAGAAAGATAGTTACGATTTGTAAATTCTTCATGTGAGAAATATTTCAAATTACCTTCGTTTACAGTTAAAAATATTTTATAGGAATTTGAAAGCTTTTCGTTTCTTTTTTTTATTTCTACAGATAATCTAACTGCCTGCAGGTAGTTTGTTTTAACCTTAATATTTTCTCTCTCTAAAATATCAAGTGACTTTTGTTCATTTTCTTTACTTTTCGCAATCGAAGACCCAGTAGATAATAATAAAAAAATCACTACGACAAAAATTGAGAGAAATATAATAAGACCAAAACTCATTGAATATCTCTTACCGGTGGTCTGAATCCAACAATTTTTCTGAAAACATAAAAAGCCAAAACATCTTCCAAAGGAATATTGTAATCTTTGAACTCTTTATTATATGAATGACAAGTGATGTAGCCTAATTCTGTATTATGCTCAGTAATTTGTTTTAGTGCTTGTCCATCTTTTGCATCCACAACAAAGAGATTATCTCTAATTGGTAATTTTTCGCCATTCTCCAAATAATATCTTTTGATCAAAATATTTGCGCCGTTGGGAATAGAATAAATACTTCCATCATCCATTGAAGGTCCATCTACTCTAACCACCAAATATTCTCCGCGATCATATTCTTTTGGAACCAATAAAGTTTTCTTTGGTGCTTTTACATCTACTCTACTCAGCGGCCCGGCCGCAACGGAAAGATCGCGATATTCAACTTCCATATGTGACTCGTCTGCCAAGGGTGTGACTGAATCTTTCATATTTACCTCAGAGACATTTCCCATCTTATCTACCTGATAATTCTTCCCAAACGGAGTTTTCCCCTCCATTTTTATCATCTCGCCATCACCGGTTCGCAACCAGACATTATTTATATCATTAAAAACCTTCTCTATTCTATCTAAAATATCTGTCTTATTTGGATCAGGATATTTATTTGTTCGGCCATCAATATTGAAAAATCTATTCACTTTTTGTGGCACTACATCAATCGCAGAAGAAAAACGAGAAACATTACCATTAAACTTTTCATTTATTACCCTCCTTATCCTTGCATTTACCGATGGCAGTTCATTCATTGTATTAAATTTTATATCTGATTTTCAGCTAATTAAACTATTTTGTATTAAAATTTAATACATTTATTTGTTTAGTTTAATACTTTGTTTTAGATTTGTATTCAAGATTTACATACATAGTATTAAATTCACTTACTTACTAAGTACAAATATATAAAATTAACAAATAGTAATAATAATACAAACATATTAAAATGGAAGATGGAAAACTAAAAGTCCTTACAACGGACGGAGCCTGCAAAGAGCTTGGCGTTAGCCGTACAACGTTTGAAATTAGAATCAAACAAAGATTGACAAAACTTGAAAAAGTTGGCACCAGAAACTTCTTCTTATATGATGAAGTGATGAGATTGAAAAATGAAGCTGGAAAGATTATCACGCCAAAGTATAATGTAATCGCTTAGAACTGAAAATTATGGAACTAATTAAAATCACAGAACAAAACGGAAAGCAAGCGGTAAGCGCTAGAGAACTGTATTTATACTTAGGATATGATAAAAGCCAATATTCTAGATGGTATAAAAAACACATTATAGAAAATAGCTTTTCTGTTGAAAATGAAGACTACCAAGGGTTCGACACGTTTGTCGAGGGTAACGAAGTTAAAGATTTTGCACTGTCATTAGATTTTGCTAAAAAACTTTGTATGATTTCTAAAACAAAAGTAGGTGAAAAAGTAAGAGATTATTTCATTGACTGTGAAAAAAAGTTGAAGGGAATTTCGATAGACTTTAATAATCCGGACACTGTTTTAATGCTTGCTCAAAATTGGAAAAACGAAAAAGACAGAGCGGACCAGTTACAAATATCTAATGCCAGACTTCAAAACCGCTCAGATGTTTATGACAAAGTGTTTGGAGCTGAAAAGTATTTGACAGGCTCACAGGTTTGTAAAGTTCTTGATCTAGGCTACGGAAATATCACACTTTACAAAAAGCTTCGGGAAATCGGAATATTCTTTAAGAACAAAAATGAACCGATGCAGCAGTACGCTAATAAGAAATGGGTAATGCTAAAAGAAAAATGGATCGAAGGGAAAGAAGAGCCAGTTGTAACTCCATATTTCTCGCAGACTTTCATCCCTCATTTGGCAATGAAACTCGGAGCCGTGACGAATCACTTAACCAAAATACAATCAGCATAATGGCAGAAAATAAATTATTTGGAGATTTTAATCCAGAAGAATTAGAAAAATTTGAAAAGGACACAAACGGTGTTGTGATTTTTAATGGCTTTGGAGATAACGCTATTTCATTTCAAAATACCGAAGATAATGTCATTTTCTATGTTGATAAAATTGATGAAGCAAGCGATGATAAAGAACATACCGCTTATCCAAATCTTTTTTTACTCGATAAAGGACAGATAGGAAAACTGTATAATTTTTTAGCTGAGTTCATAAATGCGAATCCAGAAACTTATAAAATCCGCTTAGAATGAATCTCACTGCATCCCTCAGCAAAAGAGAAGAAGAAGTTGCCGAAGTGATGGCTTTTACGAAAGATAAGACCGAAGCCAGTAAGCGACTTTTCATATCAGCCGGCACCTTGTCCGCGCACACCTTCAGGATCTATGACAAATTGGAGATCAACAGCAAATCAGAATTAGTGATCTGGTGGATGGTCCGGAAGATGGGAATCTCGAAGAAAGCAATCCCTTACTTCCAATATCTCGGAGTTCTGGTCATAAGTTTCGGAGTAATGAATGACGACAATCCAATTATCAGACGACAATCATTCAGACACAAATACAAATGTCAAAAAGAATACATCACATCAAAATAAAATACTATGAATACACTTAAAAAAACGCTCACCAGCATCCTCGGATTGCTTTTCCTTTTTGCGGTTCTCGCGGGTGGCGCATTAGGATTAGACGAGTTATCGCTTTTACTTATAGCCATCTTGGTTATCGGATTTTTTAGGATTTTTTACGTCCAACTTTATCAATTTTTTACAGAAAATGAATCATCAGACAATCGCCATCATTATTCAAATGAGTTTGAAAAAAGTACCACAGAACCATCCAAATCGGAATTAGTATGAGAATAATTGCAATGATCTTCGGATTAAAAGTCAGACACCACGAACTGAACAATGGAAAGTTCTACACACAATATTGGTTTAACGGAAAATGGTATTGAGAAATGGAAGTAACCTTTGATAGCTTACCACAAGCAGTTGGGGAATTGTTGCAAAAAATGCAACAACTGACAGAGAAGGTGGAAAAATTGGAACCACCAAAGCAGAAAGAAGAATATTACGGAATCGCTGGAATCGCAAAGATCCTCAATTGTTGTAACACCACAGCACAGCGCGTAAAGAACACCGGATATATCGACGGCGCAATTTATCAGGCCGGAAGACAAATGCTGGTGGATAAAGAAAAACTTCAAAGTCTCTACAAAGAGAATGAACACAAGATAAAATCAAAAATCAAAAAATCCCTCGCAAAATGAAAAATTCCTCAGACGAAATTATTGATGCTCTAGAAATTAAAGTTCAAGACGAGCAAGAACAAATGAAACAAGTAATGTTTCTGAAACAAGGTGCTTACTACGGAATGACTCAATATGAAGATAAATCTCATTCCATAGTTCACGAAAAAGTCGATCATCCCAAAACTGGTGATATAATGTTTGATTACAAACAAAGAATGATGCAGATTCTTGAGATAATTGAAACACGTGATCATCGTGGAGTCTTCGAAACAGAAGCAAAAAGAAAAAAAATATCCATCGTTACGGCACGTCCAGTTGTTTTCTTGTTGCCTCCTAAAAAACCATTAGCAAAATGACAGACTTAGAGAAGTTACAAGAAAGAAGACCTGATTTGGTCGAGATTCTAAAACAATACTCGCACGAAGAACTTCTTGAGAATTACGCCACAGAGGTTTTGGAAAAAGACGAAGCAGAAATGTATTCGAAACTTAATGCAGTCGATTTCGGTTGGCTTTCAGCCAGAGTGAAAGAACACGTAGAGACAGTTTACGGAGAAGACCATTCCGCCATCATCACCAGTGAAAAATCTACCATCATTCATAACGTACAAACTTACAGATAACTATGAAAAACGTATTCCTAAAATCTTTGAAATTGTATTTCTTCAAAGGAACAAAAAAGAGAGAGGTCATCTTCAAAGATCACCAGACAGATATTGCCGGACCAAACGGATCAGGAAAGACTACATTGTTCGATGCTTTTACCTGGTTGCTTTTTGGCAAAGATTCTCACGACAGAAAAGATTTCAATATCAAAACATTGGAATCTTCTGGAAAGAATATCGAAAAAACAGAACACACCGTCCAAGGCGTTCTTTCAGTTGACGGCAAAGATTATGACCTGAGACGAGTTTACAAGGAGAATTGGGTGAAAACCAGAGGTGAATTAGAACTCACGCTTAAAGGTCACGAGACGCTTTTTTATATCAATGAAGTTCCAAGAAAAGCAACTGAGTACGCTCACGAAATCGGAGAATTGATCGATGAAAGTCTTTTCAAACTGATAACGAATCCGAGATACTTCGCTAACCTTAATTGGACGAAACAGAGGGAAATTCTCTTTTCTATGTCAGGTGATGTAGAAAATGATTTTCTTCTTGATAAAATTTCAACCATCCAGAACAAAACAGAAATTGGTGGATTGATAAATATTCTTAATTCAGGAAAAGACCTTGAGAAATATAAACTGGAATTAAGGGATAAGAAGAAAAAGCTGAAAGAAGATCTTGATAAAATTCCTACTCGTGTCGACGAAGCAGAAAACAGCAAGCCGGAAGAAGCGGATTTCGCTAAAACTGAGGAAACAATCAAATTCCTTGCGGATAGAGTTGGCAAGATCGATGAAGCTTTGGAATCTGCAAGTTCGGCATTCAGCGAAAAACACAATTCAAATCAGTCGGTTCTTTCAGAGATAAATACTCTGAGATCAAAGCAACAGCAAGTTGTTTTCGATGCTAATACAGAAGCAAGAACAAAAGATTTTGAATCTAAATCTGGCAGACGTGACAATGAATCAAAAATCAAAGAAGCAGAATCCAGAGTCAGAATCTTAAAAAACTCTCTTGCATCTACTCAAAAAGCGAAAGAAATAACACTTGGAAAACGTGACGCGCTTCGTGAGAAATATTCCACAGTCGATAATTCTGAATTCACTCAGAAAGATGGTCAATTGACTTGTCCTGTATTCAACATCGTTTGTGATAGTCCGAAAGCCAATGAGCTTCACAAAGCCAACGCAGACACAGCGCGTGAGACCTTCAACAAAAAGAAAGTTGAGGAACTGGAAACCATCAATCAGAATGGTGCCGAACTTAATCAGGAATTAGCAAATCACGAAGCTGAGATTACCAACGTAAATGCTGACATCGAGAAAGAAGAAACTTTGATTGCTGGATTAAAATCTCAATTAGATGCTTTTCCTGCAGACGAACCAATCAAAGAATTGACTGGGGAGGACGTTCCTGCCTTTACAGAACTACAATATCAGATCAATATTCTGAACAAGAAGATCGTAGAAGTAAAAGCTGACGATAATTCACTTTTGAAAGAAGAAAAACAAAATCTTCTTACTGAGATCGACGCGCTTAAAAAAATCCTTGCAGGTAAAGACCAGATCCATAGATTGAACGAGCGTATCGCTGAGCTGAACGAAACAGGCAGAAACCTGGCGCAGCAGATCGCTGATCTTGAGAAAGACGAGTTCGCGGTGGATGCTTTCAATAAGGCGAAGATCGAGGAATGCGAAAGCCGAATTAATGGCAAATTCTCAATGGTAAGTTTCAAACTATTCAATCAACAATTGAACGGTGGTGAATCTGAGACTTGTGAAATCTTGATCAACGGCGTGCCTTACTCCGATGCAAATACAGCTTCTCAAATTAACGCCGGTCTGGATGTGATAAATGTCCTTTCAAAATTCCACGGTGTTACGGCTCCTATTTTTATCGATAACCGTGAAAGTGTTTCAAATATCATTTATACTGAAAGCCAAGTGATCAATCTATTGGTAACAAACGATAAAGAACTTGTAATAAAATAATTATGAGTTTACCAGACGGTGCAGAATATTGGCAAAAGAATTCATTTCATCTACCAAATACATTTCGTCACGCAAAAGGTGTTGAATGCGTTCATAATCACAACACAGAAACTGAATATATCAACGATGTTGAATGTAGGGCGTGTCTGAAAATCATCGAAGAAAAACGACCAGAGAACTTAATGGACGGCGATGCACCAGAATTCTACTACTACTCAAAAACTTACGCTAAAAAAATGCGAAAGGCTAAGAAAGAGAGAGAAGAATTCAATGATAAATATGGAGTTTGTGACTGTGGCTGTGATTGGCGAATTAGACTTAACAAAAGTAATAGTCAAGAATTTTTAGGATGCAGTAACTACCCTAAATGCAAGAAAACAAAATCAATTTTAAAAATTAACAATGAAAAAATTCCGAAAACGAATCAACATTGAGAACGCTACGGCTTTCAAATTAGAGTATACGGACGGTAATGGCGAAATGAAAGAAAAGGAATTTACTTCATACAAATCAATGGAGCAATTCCACAGCCGACAGGAAGCTTTTCTCTATCTGGATTTTCACAGATACGCTTTTGTAAACAATCAATGGCATCGGTTTATGAAACTGAGAAGTCCTTTTGTTTTCCAAGAAGAAATCGACTTTATCACCAAAACATTCAAAGAAAAGAATGATGTTAAAAATCTTCAAAAATCAAAAATTGAAGAAAATCAGAATCAATAATTAACCCTCAAATATTAAAAAAATGTCAAAAGAACAAAACGCACCAGCAGTGCAAGACAAAGGAACCGTAACCTACCAAGTAGCAGGTCAAGATGTAAAACTTTCTTATCAAATTGTTAGAGATTTCCTCACCAAAGGAAACGGACAAGTCTCAGATCAAGATCTTGTGCAGTTCATCTCAATCTGTAAGTACAATCAGCTGAATCCATTCTTGAACGAAGCATATTTGGTCAAATTTGGCACAACACCAGCGCAAATGATCGTATCAAAAGAAGCCTTAATGAAAAGAGCCGAAGCGAACGACCAGTACGATGGATTGAAAGGTGGCCTTATCATCCAACGTGAAAATCAAATCTTAGAGATCGAAGGGAATTTCCACTTGAAAACAGATACACTTCTTGGAGCTTGGGCAGAAGTTTACAGAAAAGATAGAAAGTTTCCAGTGATTGCAAAAGTATCGCTTGAAGAGTACGACAAAAAGCAATCTTCCTGGAATGAGAAAAAATCTACAATGATTGGAAAGGTTGCAAAAGTTCAAGCGCTGCGTGAAGCATTCCCTGCCCAGCTTGGTGCTATGTACACTCAGGAAGAATCGAACAACACAATCGATGCGGAATATACAGAAGTGAAAGTTGCAAACGAGATAAAGTCCGAAGCAAACAAGACCGTTTTCGAGATTGCAGACGTTGCAGACGAACCGCAAAAAGAAGTAATTCCAACAGCTTCTGCAGAAATCGCTTTCCCGAAGGATGAAAATAAAGTTTCTGCTGGACCTAATTTCTAATCAATTATGAAACTATCCATCTTAGGCTCCAACAGCAACGGAAACTGCTACATCATTCATAACGATTCAGAAGCGTTAATTCTCGAATGTGGTATCAGGTTCTCAGAAGTTCAAAAAGCTTTGAATTTCAACCTTTCCAAAGTTGTTGGAGTATTGGTATCGCACGAACACGGCGACCATTTTAAACACGTTGGTGATTTCATAAACAAAAGAATTCCGGTGTACGCTTCCGCCGGAACTTTTGAAGCCAAGAACATCAAAGGTCAAAACGTGATATCTTCCAATGTTTCAACTAAAATAGGAAAATTCACGATAACGCCTTTTGCTTTGAAACACGATTGCAACGAGCCTTTAGGATTTTACATCAATCATCCTGAGACTGGGAATATTCTTTTTGCGACAGACACCTACTATCTGCCTTTTTTGTTTCCAAATGTGAGACACTGGATGATAGAGTGTAATTACAGAAAAGACATCCTGGACCGCAGTTCTATTGATGCCAGACGAAGAAACAGACTATTGGAATCTCATATGAGTTTTGCAACCTGTCTGGAAGCTTTACAGGCCAATGACCTGAGCAAGACAAACAACATCATTCTAATCCACTTATCCGATGGTAACAGCAACGCTCGTGAGTTCAGATATGACATTGAAAAAGCCTTTGGGAAAACGACGTACACCGCCGACAAAGGAATGGAAATAAGTTTAACAGAAACACCTTTTTAGGGATGAAAAAATACAAAGTCCTTAATCTCTACTCGTGTTTAGGCGGCAACCGTTTTGAATGGGATGAATCAGCCAAAGAAGTGGGCATTGAATTGGAAGTGACAGCTGTTGAGATTTGCCCAGAACTCGCCAAGATTTATCAAGATCGTTTTCCAGATGATATTGTTATTGTCGGCGATGCCCACCAATATTTACTTGATCATTATAAAGAATTTAATTTTATATGGGGTTCGCCTCCTTGCCCTACACACAGCCAAATGATGAAGGCAACAAAACACGACATAAGCGCCTATCCTGATATGAAGCTTTATGAAGAGATTCTTTTGTTAAAACATTTTTTTAAAGGCAAATTCGTAATAGAAAATGTTAAATCTTATTACGACCCATTGATAGAGCCACAACATATAAATCGACATTATTATTGGGCAAATTTTAAAATTCCCGAGATAAAGATAAAACCGATGAAAAATTTCAGCCAAGCAAAAAGAAGTGAAGTTGCTGAATGGTTAGGCTTTGATTATCCAGGTAAAAATATTTACATAAAAGGGAATCACGACCCGGCGCAAGTTTTAAGAAACTGCATTCATCCATTGGAAGGAAAGGCAATCCTCGACACCGCTTTAGGAATCTACAACCAACCAAAGAGAATCATCCAATCACTATTCGACGAACAAGTATTTGAATTATGAATCTCTTCTCTGACCTACAAAAACAGACCGCAGACCAGCTTTTGGATATGATAAACTACGGACTGAAAGAAAAAGAGAAATATCACTCAGTCGCTGTCTTTACAGAAGGAATTTACGAGGTCTATATCTGTGGAAGAAGGTTCGAAAAGGACAAGATCGAACTGCAATTCAACATACTGGATTTCGAGGGGAAAATACCACCAGGTTTTTCTGCCAATTGGAGAAATTACGAACACATTAAAAGAGAATTGAAATTATGACAATAAGACAAAACGGGAGCGTGTACTCAGTAGAAACAGAAGATAAAACGTATCGTTATTGGCTATTTGGGATCGGACTCATTCCGCTACATCCAAAGCCAAACTTCGCAAAGGAATTCTTTATCCGGTCAGCTTTGAAACGTGAGATCTTCGGGCATAAGGAAATGGAAGAAAGACTTAAAACAGAGAAGTAGCAATGATCGGAACTTTCAAGACTTTGAACAAAGATAACCTCTCAAAAGGCAACATCTGGGGAAGAAAAGGCGACAAAGTGAAGATCATATCCGTAAGCGGAAACGCTGTAATATATGAAGATTTACAAGGGAAAAGATTCCCTTGTAATATTAAAGATTTGAAATAAAATGGCTGAAAATAAAAATAGTTTTATCATCTACACCGATTGGAAGCAAGACTTCGAATTTTTAACAGATGAAGAAGCAGGGAAGCTAATTAAGCATTTGCTTCGTTTTGCTTCGGACGAAAATCCAACGATAGAAAATGAAGACCGTCTTTTGCAATTTGCCGCGCAAAAAATGAAAGCTGTGATGAAAAAGGACTTGAAAAAATATGAAGCAGTTATCCAAAAAAGGTCAGAAGCTGGAAAAAAAGGCGGTGTAAATAGCGGAAAATCAAGAACATCGAAGCAAGATGAAGCAAACAAAGCAAATGCTTCAACTCCGAAGCAAAACGAACGTGTTAATGATAATGTTAATGATAATGTTATTCTTTTAAAAAAAGAAACAAAATACGTAGTAGATGATGAAGCGGAAAACGTCGAAAAAATCTCCGAATTCAAAAACTTCCTAAAAACTGAAAAGCAAATCCAAATGGATCGCTTGAGAATGGCTCACAAACTTACAGATGAAGAATTGGATTTGAAGATCGATGAATTCGTGGAAAAGAAAGTTTCTTGGGGTGATGATGAGAAGTGGCACAACACCAACGATATGGCTAAAAACTTTGAATTCTGGTTGAACAAATATCCGAAGATTCAAATTTCAAGCTTCAAGGATTGGGATAAAAAACAATTCTTCGAAAATATTAACACATCTTCGGGAACTGTCTCGAAAGAGGTAAAACAAGATTTCTTCAATCATTACAGCCAGCCTACGCCATCCGGAGAAATGTTATTCCAAAGCTTCAATGCTTGGGATACCAAGACCAGAATGAAAAAATGGATCAACTCACAAAACAAATTTGCCAATGTATCCTGATAAAAATAATTTCAAAAAAGAAAAAGACCACGTAAGAGAGTTATCGATCTCTGATGGGAAGATGCCACCAAGTGCGGTAGAGTTCGAAAAAATCATCATCGGAACCTTGCTGGTAGATTTGAAAGCCTACGATATGGTGATCAAAAGATTTGGTAAAAACGAGGATGTCTTCTACGATCCAAGACATCAACAGATTTTCAAATCGATCAAGAGAATCAAGGAAAAAGATTCGCCAATCGACCTGATGACTGTGATACAGGAACTCAAAAGAACGGAAAAATTGAGCATTGCAGGTGGTGACAATTACATCATCGATCTATCAATGGGTGTAAGTTCGTCAGCTCATCTTGAGCATCATTGTATGGTGGTTTTGGAGAAATATCTGCTTCGAAAAGTGATAAACATCTCAATGCAGATGATAAACGAAGCTTACTCAGAAACGACGGATATGTTTGAACTATTTGCCAAATTGCAAAATGCAGTCCACGATATTGAAGAAGAAATTGCTTCACAGCAGGAAACAGCAACGGCGCAACAGCTTTTTGTGCAGGTTTTGGAACAACAGAAAGAAAAAACAATTCCTGGCGTTCCTTGCAAAAACCGAGACATCCAAATGCGGATGAACGGTTGGCGTAATGGTTCACTCGTCGTTATCGGAGCAAGACCTGCTATGGGAAAAACCGCTTTTGTTTTGGATGAAGCTTTGGGAATTGCCAAAAAAGGTGATCCAGTTGCATTTGTCAGCTTCGAAATGAGCGCTTTGGAATTGCAGGAGCGACAAATGGCTAACGAACTTGAAATCAGCGGAAACAAATTCAGAGATAGAAATCTCACGGATTACGATTGGCAGAGAATATCGGAATGCAGTACATTCGAAAATCTACCACTTTACATCATCGAAGGGAAAAGCGTTGGGTTTGACCTTTACCGAACAATGGCAAAATTGAGATTGCTGAAAAAGGAAAAAGGTTTGAAGATGATTATTTGGGATTATATTCAGCTGACCGAAGTTTCCGGATTAGACAAAGGTAAAAATCGGGAGCAGATTATTTCCACGATTTCCAGAAAGATGAAGCAACTCGCTCAGGAATTGGATTTACCTATCGTTGCATTGTCACAACTCTCGAGAAGTGTTGAATCCAGACCAGGAAAAAGACCAATGCTTTCTGATCTTCGTGAATCGGGAGCAATCGAACAGGATGCTGATGTGGTTGGCTTTCTATTCCGTCCAGAGTATTACAAAATCGAAAAGTGGGATAATGATCCGGAAGGAGCAGAAACTGATACCAAAGGGCAGGTGGAATTAATGATTGAGAAATTCCGTGGCGGTTCAGTCTTTACGGAGAGAATGAAGTTCAGAGGGGATTATCAGAAGTTTTTCCCTATCGAAACTGATTTTGATTATCAAAATCCAGTGCCACTTGGGAATCTGAAAGATGCTTTTGGAGAAATTAAAACTGAAAACAAAATCGAAGAAGATGACGACTTCAAATTCTAAACTCCAAGACCTAAAACAAACCTACAAAGCCAAACGAGATGATAGAAGAAAATCTTATTCAGAAAATCAAGGGTCAATATCAGACCGAATTGAAGCAAGCCGAAGCGACTTTCGAAATCTCGCAGAGCAGGATCGAGAGCAAAAGCAGAGAGAGAAAGGTTTTCTACATCCGATTGCTAATTTTCAAAAACTTAAGCGCTGAGCATTGCGAAAAAGAAATTTCATCCGCATTACGGAAAAGGATTTTTCTCGTGAAATACTACCTCAAGACCTACGACAGTTGCAAACTCTGTGACAAGAAATTCACCGAAATGGAAAAACAATTTTTAAAAACGAAATCAGAATGGCAAGATTAAACCACGCAGAAAGCCGATTGCAAATCGCCTGCGTAGATTGGTTCAATTACCAATATCGCGTTTTGTCGCCGGTGTTCTTTGCGGTGCCGAACGGTGGAAGACGGGATAAGACAGAAGCGAAAATAATGAAAGCTGAAGGAACGAAGGCCGGAGTTTCAGATCTGCTACTTCTCACGCCGAACGAAGACTTTAATTTCCTCGCAATCGAGATGAAAACAACAGATGGCCGACAGAATCCAAACCAGAAGATTTGGCAAAAGGATGTCGAGAAGCTGGGGGCAAAGTATGTGATTTGCAGAACAGTTCCCGAATTTATGACCGAGATCAATAACTATTTGAAAAGCACAAAGTTTGGTGTAAAATTTTGATTAAAAAATATCAGTAACTGATATTTATTTTTATCTTTGTGGTTAGTAATTCTTTTCATAGTTTATTTTTTTGAGATTCCTCGCTACCAGATTCGTCGAAGTAGTGAGGATTTCAAAATTCCGAGAATATGCAAGTACAAAACATCAAAATATCAAAACTCCGCTTCAACGACGGGCAGATCGATGGACTTCCAAAAAATCCACGATTTATCCGTGATTATCGCTTTGAAAAGCTTGTGCAATCGCTGAAAGATGATCCAGAAATGCTTGAGATCCGAGAATTGATCGTAATTCCGTTCAATGACTGTTATCTCGTTATCGGTGGAAATATGCGACTGCGCGCAATGCGAGAGCTTGGATTTACCGAAGCAATTTGCAAAGTACTTCCAGAAGATACGCCAGTTAAAAAACTTCGTGCGTATGCCATCAAAGATAACGTTGCGTACGGATCTGACGATAATGATGCCTTAGCAAACGAATGGGATGCAATTGAACTCGAACACTGGGGTGTTGAATTTCCAATTTTCGAAGAACCGGAAGAAGAAAAAGAAACGCTTCCAAAGGCTGACGAAGACAATATGATCGCCATCACTTTGACCGATGAAGAAAAAGCTGAATGGGAAAATGCCAAGGCCTATGTAAAACTGAAAGACGATAAAAAATCCCTCTTCAAAATAATTCTAAGGCTTTACGAAGCTGAAAATAACTAAAATTATGAGACAGGTTTTAAATTCTGAGAAAGCAAAAGAGGTTTGTAATGCTGCGGCGTTGGGTTTCGCTAATGCCGCAGCGGAAGTTTTAGCAAATAAGACCGAAGAAAGCCAAAGCTCTAAAATATCAAAATTCATTCAAGAACTGGAAAAAGAAAATCTGCAGAGAATAAAAAGAATCAAAGAAGATACTGAATATTTGACAGAAGGTCAAGGCACTTACCTATTCCCGTCTGAAAAGAAGATTTTCACAGATTCAATCGAAAGTGATAAATCATTATTGAAAATTAATCAGGATAGAATTAGAAAACTTAAGAAAAAGCATAATCTATGATCTCTCCACTCACCAACGCTTTTCTGATCAATCCAATGCCACTGCAACTGACTTTAAATCTTTGCAGTCACGGTTGTATTTACTGTTTTTCAATCTTGAACGACCCGAAGCGAAAAGCGGACTTGAAAAAAATTCTTTCAATTCTTAAGCATCACAAAAACAGAAACGACATCACAAGTCTTTTTCTGAAAGATAAATATCCGGTCTTGATCTCAAACAATGTTGATCCGTTTTCAAAAAACAATCACGTCCTGACAAATCAGATTCTTAAACTTTTGGTTGCTATGGACATTCCGGTTCAATTGAACACTCGTGGCGGTTATGGTTGGCAAGAAGCCAGCGAAAAAATAAAACCGTCGATTTGGTATGTTTCCGTTCCCTACTCTGATGATGAAGTCAGAAAAATCTTCGAGCCGAACGCTCCAAGTCTTGACGAGCGTTTTGAAATGGTGAAAGAGCTGGTGAAAAAACACAAGGTAATGATTGGGATCAATCCTTTTGATGCTAAGTTTTCAGACGATCACAAAGCGATTATCGATAAATATTCAGAGATCGGAGTAAAGCATTTTTGGATCAATCGCTTTCATTTGAACTACAAACAACAGTCAAATCTTACGGATAGTCAAAAAGAGATATTTGGACCAGAGTTTTTGAAACAAGCAGCTTCGAAAGATATTAATCCCGAGACCGTGAAGCTTTACATTGCTCTACGAGATTATGCTAAAGAAAAAGACTGCGAGATCATCGGTACACCTTCCGGACATTACGAATCCTGGTTTGATGATTTCTATTCCATCTACCCGAAGACAATGCCGACGCAAAATGATTTCTTCAAATGGTGTGAGGAAAACAAAAGCGAAGGCGACACGATTTCCTTTGACGAGTTCTTTGACTTTTTCGCTCCACTCATTCCAGATTGGGAAACGGATATTTCAAAATTCATCTACAACAAATCGAATCTCGACGATAAAACCTTTATGAAGAAAACGAGATTAAAAAACATTCTTCACGTTTACTGGGATAGCAAAGCAGGATTGAATCTCGCAAAGAATTATCCGGTTTTCAGCTGGTTCAAAGTGCAGACGGAAAAGAAATTGGATTGGGCGAAAGATGGCAATGGTGACAGACTTTTGATTTACCATCCGAACAATTACAACACGAAGGAATTTTTGATTTTAGAAGAAACAAAGCAATCCTAAAGCAATCCAACTATGAAAGAGAATTTCAAAGGTAAAGATGGCACCGCAGGCTTTCATAAAAACCCACAGAACATCAACCGTACTGGGGCAAATAGAAAGTCGTTTTCGACCATCAATGAAGCTTTGAAAAAGAAAGGCATCCAGCCACTGAAAAAGAACGAACTGATTGAAAGTTACACTTTGATCTTCAATGCGACCGAAGAGGAACTAAAACGAATTGCTGTTGATAAAAAAACGCCTTTCGCTCTTCGATTGATAATTACCGAGCTGAATGATAAGAACACCCGAAGCAAAGCGATTGCCGATCTTCGAAATTATATGTTTGGTCAAGCTATGCAGGAGATAAACCACACCGTTAAGGCTCGTGTACTTACTCCCGAAGAAATGAAAGAACATCTTAAAAACTTGAACGACGAATATTAAATATCAAAATAAAAACTATGAAACTCACCAAATCTCAAAGAGAGATATTATCTCAAAAGTATGATGGTAAGTGCGCGTACTGCGGTTGTGAGTTGCAAAAAGGCTGGCACGCCGATCATATAGAAGCTTGTGTGAGAAATCGCAGTTATGTTGACGGTAAAGGATGGATCTTCGATGGAACATTTGAAAAGCCAGAAAATAATCATATCGGTAATTTCAATCCTTCTTGTCCAAAATGCAATATCAATAAGCATCAAATGACTATAGAACAATTTCGAGATTCAATCAAACAGTATGTTCAAAGCCTTAATAAATATTCAGTTCAATATCAAATGGCGAAGAAATACAACCTCATTAATGAGACCGAAATCGAAGTTGTATTTTATTTCGAAACAATAAAATAACAAATGTCCACCGCCACCGAAATAAGAGATGTAGATATAACAAAAACGTGGGCTTTAGAGTCGACACTTAATTTCACTCGCTATTTCTTCAAGAAAAATTTCGGTAAAAAGTTCATCGTAAATGATCATCATAGAATTATTTGCAACGCTCTTGATCGAGTTATCCAAGGCAAGACAAAACGCTTAATGCTCAATGTAGCACCTCGTTACTCAAAGACTGAACTCGTCATTAAAAACTTCTCTGCTTACGGTTTCGCAATCAATCCAGCATCCAAATTCATACACCTCTCCTACTCTGCCGACCTCGCAATGGATAACAGCCGAGAAGTTCAAGACACGGTAACAAGTGAAGCTTTTCAAGAACTATTTGACGTAACTCTTACATCAGAATCAAAAAAGAAATGGCAGACGACCGAAGGCGGTGGTTTTTACGCTGTTAGTTCTGGTGGTCAGGTAACTGGTTTTGGAGCCGGTGCGGTCCAATCAGAAAACCAAGATGATGAAGATATTGATTTTGAAAACTTCATTCCTTATTTCGATTCTGAGTTTGCCGGTGCAATTCTTATCGATGACCCGATAAAACCAGATGACGCGCAATCCGACCAAAAGAGAGAAGCGGTAAATCTTAAATTTGACACTACGATTCGGAACCGTGTAAATTCGCGAGATACGCCGATAATCATCATTATGCAAAGGCTTCATATGAACGACCTTTGCGGATACCTTCAAAAATTGGAAGGCGTTCTCGGGATTGATGATGGCGGTGAATGGGAATTGATCGAGCTTCCTTGTCTCCAAACCGATGAAAACGGAGAAGAAAAAGCATTGTGGCCACACAAACACACGGTGGAAGAGTTACACCAGATGAGATTAAAAAGTCCGTTTGTTTTCGAAACGCAATATCAACAAAATCCAAAACCAAAAGAAGGATTAATGTATGACAGACCTTTTCGGACATATCCATATCCGACAATTCCGTACACTTCCAGTAATATCAAAAAAAGTTACACCGATTCCGCAGACACAGGTGGTGATTATTTATGTTCCATCTGCTACACGGAAACCGATTACGGAAACTTTGTTGAAGATATTCTATTTACGACAAAATCGATGGAATACACCGAGCCGAAGATGGCCGAAATGTTGGCAAAACATCAAACATCAACTGCTTACATCGAATCCAACAATGGAGGGCGAACTTTCGGGCGTAATGTGGAACAACAAACAAGGATTCTGGGAAACAACACAACCGAATTTGATCTATTCCACCAAGGCGACAATAAAGATGTCAGAATCTTCACCAAATCAAACGAAGTTATGAATCTTACTTTCTTTCCCGAAGGCTGGGATAAGATGTGGCCAACATTTTACACCCACGTTACCAATTATATGAAGACCGGAAAGAATAAAAATGATGATGGTCCTGATGTACTTACAGGAATGGTTGAAAAACGAGGTGAGGAAGGTGAAGACCCAAGCGATTATTTTTAAACAAAAACTAACTATATACCAATGACAACTGAGCAATTAAAAGAGATAACCGATAAACTGAGAAGCGGTTCCGAGCTGGAAGATACTATTTCCGCACTCAAGAAAACACGCATTGTAGATCTTCCAAAAGTTGAAGACATCAAAAAGGAGTTGGACCCAGCGCAACATAAAGTTTTCGACACTACTTACCGAAAGGATAAAAAAGTCAAAGCAGATGATGGTGAAACCGCTGACGGTGGTGTAAAGGTAGTGACGGTAAGCGGAGCAAAAAAAGAAATCGCAATGAAGATCGAGCCGGTTACTCGAATTGCTTTGGCGTACCAGGAGATTATTGTCAATCGTGCTGCAGCTTTTCTTTTTGGTTTTCCCGTGGATTACCAAACGGAATCCGAAGATGCCAAAGAAGAGGAAGTCTTGAAAGCAGTTCAAAGAATCATCCACGACAACAAAATGGAATATTTCGACCTCGATATGGCAAAAGAACTTTTATCTTTTACCGAGGTTGCGGAGATGTGGTTCCCTGTTGAAACGGACAAAGAACACGAGATATACGGGTTTAAGACAAAATTCAAATTGAAGTGTATTTCCTTCAAACCTTCAAAAGATGAAGAATTGTATCCTACTTTTGACGAGTACGGAGATCTTGTTGCTTTCTCCCGTGCCTACTCCCGTAAGGTTGGAGATAAGAGCGTAAAGTATTTTGAAACGCATACCGCTGAATTCTTTTACAGGTTTGAAAATACCGATGGCTGGAAAGCTTCTGATACATATCCGAAACCAAATCCAATCGGTAAAATTCCAATCGTTTTCGGGAACAAACTCGCAAAGGATTGGGATAAAGTCCAGAACATCATCGAGAGTGATGAAGATCTTCGCTCCAACTTTTCCGATACGAATAAGTATCATTCCGCTCCGACAATGTTTATCAAAGGAAAAATAACTGGCTTCGCTAAAAAAGGTGAATCTGGAAAACTAATTCAAGGTGACGCAAATACAGAAGCGGCATACCTGGAATGGAAGGCGGCGTCTGAAAGTGTAAAACTTGAACACTCTATGAACCGTGAAGATATTTTCTCTTTAACACAAACGCCTGATATATCTTTCAACAATATCAAAGACATAGGAAATCTCGGACTTGGTGCGCAGAAAATGCTGTTTATGGATGCTCACTTGAAAGTTAAAGATAATATGCTTGTCTTTGGTCCATATCTGCAAAGACGAATCAATATCATCAAGGCTTACATTGCAATGTTCAACACCTCTATGCAAGATGCTTGTGATAAAGTCATTATCAAACCGGTTGTAACGCCTTACATTCTCGGAGACGACAAAGAAACTGCCGATATACTTTCAGTTGCCGTAAACTCAGGATTTATGAGCAAGAAATCAGCGGTATCCAACTTCGATTGGGTGCAAGATGCTGACAAAGAATTTGCTCAGATCCAAGCCGAAGAAAGAGCGGCGCAAATCATCGATAATTTTCCACCTGCAGAATAATTGAGTTATGGGAATTAAAATTGAAATGAATCTCATCGATCCGGAAATGTTTACAGATGCTGTGCAGGAAGTTGTTATCCAGATTTTAGAATCAACACTCTTGGAAATTCAAGAGGAAGCTAAAAAAAAAGTGAATGCAAATTCCGACAAAGTTTATAAAGACAGAACAAATTTTCTTAATTCATCAATAGGTTTTGTGATATATCAAAATGGGGAGTTTGTTAAATCTAATTTTTTTGCTTCCGGAGTTGGAGAAGGGAAAGATGGGCAAAAAGGCGTATTAACAGGTGAAGACTTAGGTAACGAAGTGGCACAGAATTTTACATCTGGATTTGTTTGCGTGATGGTTGCGGGTGCTGATTACGCTTTATATGTTGAATCAAAAGGATTTGATGTTCTGACTGGAAGTTGGATGGAATTTGATTCTATTTTCAAGAAAAATGCAGAGAATATAAGCTTAGCGACAGGGATTGAATTCGTAAATAAGAAATAGATGCGCAGACTATCACCAGAAGAAATCGCACGCCAAAAACGTTTGGAGACTTTGGAAAAGGAACTTAAAAAAATCCTTCTCCAAAGCTTTTCCCTATCTATCAATCTGCCACAGATCCAGAACGCTATCAAGAATCTGAATGGGCAATTTTCGATTACTCAGAATAAATTATTGGTCCGTAAAATAAACACCATTCTCCGAAATCAGTTTTCAAAATTTAATCTGACTTTAATCAATGGCATTCAGAAAGAATTTACTATTGCCTCGGATGATCTCTGGAATAATCTCGGTAAAAGATATTCTAAATCGATAGCGCAGGCCAAAGCTTTTGATTTTATTCGAAATCAGGCGACCGGAACCGTACGAGATATTGCTTCGCAGAGCAAAACTTTTATTGACACCCAGAAGGGGGGACTGAAATTATCTGACCGAGTTTGGAAGGCTTTTGAGAACATCCCGAAAGAAATTGATGTAATGGTGCAGAATCACATCAAAGAGGGGAAATCTCCACAGATGTTGGCGCGTGAGCTTCAAAAGAATCTAACTGAGCCAAATCGAATTTTTAGACGAGTGACAAATCCGAAAACGGGTAAACTTGAATGGAGTAAAGCAGCAAAAAATTATCATCCCGGTCAGGGAGTTTATCGATCTTCGTATAAAAATGGATTACGATTGGCAAGAACTGAAATAAACGGCGCTTATCGATTAGCGGAATGGAACGGGTACCAAAATAATCCATTGATAAGTGGTTTTGAAATTATGCTGAGTAATAATACTGAAAATCAATGTGAAACCTGCAAACGCTTGGCTGGAATTTATCCAAAATGGTTTAAATGGAGTAGCTGGCATCCACATTGCCGATGTAGAATGATTCCAATTCTTATTACAATGGCTGAGCGACAACAATTAGCAATTCTCACTTTACAGAGAAAGAAAAGCGAGTTTAAACCGAAATTTATCAAAGATCTTCCACCTCAATTTATCAGCTACTTACAAGACAACAAGGAACGGATTTCGAATGCTTCGAGCTTGCCTTATTGGTTTGAGGATAATGTGGAAGAATTGCAGAAGATATTAACTTTGTAAAAACTAAAACCAATGAGAGCGATACATTACATAGAGAAGAGAAAAGAAATTTGCAATGCTGCTGCTTTAGGAATGGCTAATGCAGCAGCGGAAATTGAAGCAACTAAGCCAGAGACTGCTACTAAATTAGATCCAGAAGATTTAGTAACTCATTTTAATGAAAAACACGGAGGGAAAGGACTTTTAAGTGGTATTAAAATTGGAATTTGGAATAAAGGTGACATCAATCGTATTTATATTAATGGCGCAGGTTACAACACTAAGAAAGTAAAACAATCTGTATATGTAGATCTTAATACAGGTAAGTTAAGTGTTTACACTGACTCTAATCAACCAAGTAAGTGGAATATTTCTCAAAGCAATGAATTAAGAGAGAGTAAGCAGGTTCAAATGGTATTACGATACATTAATAGATATAAAAAATAGCAGGAAATTATCCTGCTATTTTTATTAATTTGTCTATGTGATCTTTTAATTTTTGCAAGTCTGTCAGTAAATATTTATTACTCCCTTTTCTTTTTCTTTTAAGCTCAGCGCCTTTAGTAGAACAACCAATAATTTCAGCAATCTGGCGATCGTTGTATCTAGATAACCTAATTAATTTTAATATTTTAAAGTGTAGTCAATCCTCTTCGTTGTTTTCTTCCTCTACCTCGAAATAATCATCACCAGCTGAAACATACTCATCACCTTGCTTTGCAATTATTTGCCCTGACGGAGATTTTATAGTTTCATTTTCATTGTCGTAAACATAATTGTTATTAGTGAAATCTTCTACCACTACGAACAACTGACCTAAGGCCTCTTGTTTTGTTAATCCGGTTTTTAAATCTTTTCCGTTTTGTGTAATTTTAAATGTTGACATAATATTTATTTTTATAGGTACAAATCTAAATAAAAAATATATTTAGTTCCAAATATAAGAACTAAATATTATATAACTCATTGATAACCAATACAATTATTTTACAACAATTTCACAAACTCGTGTGAGGGTGCGAAAAAATTATTTTATTTCAAGTTCTTTTTCGGTCATGTCAAAATAAATATTTTGAAAGTGATGAACAAATTTAATCTTTAACTTTTCTTTTATTTGAGCATACTGGCCTATTTCAATATACCATCCATTGTAAGGATAACAAACAAATTCACGATTAGAAAGTCCGCTGTCTAGTGTGTAGCTAAAATCTTCAGAAAATTTATCATTTGGGTCATAAGTCTCCCTAAAATCACAACTTATAAAACCAAACTTCAATAACCATTCTTCTGTTAATGGAATAGGAAAAAATGAATTTATACTTTCATAATGAGTCTCACCATTGTAAAGACAGTGTATATAATCTTTGCCAACGCCAATAATCTCAACAATTCCTAATACAGAATGATTTACAAGATTTCCTAATCTTAATTCTTTTTGGTCCATATCAGTTACAATAATTTCTAAACGACCGACTTCAATCCCTTCTGAGTCAAAAGATCGAAAAACCTCTACTGTTTTACCTGTTATCTCTTTGCCTTTTCCATTTATTGAAATAAGACCATTTTCAGTGGATGGCGCAAAAGATTCTTTATTAAAGTCATTTCCCATATCTCAAATTTAATTATTTTCTTCAAACTCAACATCACATTTTTTACAAACAATCTCAAGACCAGTCTTCCCCCAGACGTTGCACCCGCAGGAACAGGTATATTTTGAGCGTTTGCCATCGGCTCCACTCTTCTGTACTTTATCCTTTTTGACCGCGCTAATTTCCAAAGTTTTGAATCGGGTTTCCTGCAGTTTCTGAAATGCTTTTTCAAATGGTCCGTCGTCAATAACGTAATCATACATCCTTCTGCCAGTTTTGAATCCGTCGGGCGTTCCTGTGTCGGATGTTTGCAAACCTACATTTTTCATTATCTCAGAGAACTCTAAATTGTGATAACCGGATCTACCAGGTTTGCCGAAAAGATACTGATACAGATGACACATCTCGTGAACAATTGTTTGGTGAAACTCGATGTCATAAGGCTCGATGTAGTCTGGGTTCACAGTCAGCTCGTGAATCATTTGACCGTCTTTTGACTTCCATTTGTCAGGCTGGAACATTCCCGACATTTTATGATCTCTGGAAATAGTGATTATTACTTCTGGAAGTTTATCCTGAAACAATTCTTTGTTGTAGTAGCTGAAGGTGTTGGATATATAATTGAAGTTCTGCATAAATTTTGGTAAGATAGTTATTGGGTTTTGGATTTGTTTACGGGTTTCCGTAATTCTATTTTTGTTTTATAATTCCATCAAAAAATGAGAATTCTGAACTTATTTTGCCTAGTTGAAATTCATATGCTGGAAATGATTTATCAATAATTTTTATAAGTTCACCGAAATCGTTTGTGTTATTTGTTTTTTTAACATCATTAAGAACGTCTACCATTCCAGAAAACCAATTAGGATTTAATTCTTTCAGTCGATTCATAGCTGTAGGTAGTTGGTGGGTCATAAAATTATCGTCAAAAATATAATTCAACATTTCATATACATCTCCGATTTCAGTCGATAATCTGCCATCTATTATCGAAAATGCTTTTTTAAGTGTGACTTTCATTTTGGTTGCTTTACTGATTGGATTAAAGACTCGATTTCTTTGATTTGAAATTCAGCATATTTATCATTTTTCCATACGAATCTATTTGTTTTTAATATTTCCTCCAACATCTCAATCAATTCTGATTCTCGGTCGGGAACTTCTTCGAGGAAATGAGTAACTTCATAGAATGATTTAAACTCATTATCGGCTTTACTAAAGTACATCTTGTTCATATTATATTCGTCTGGATTTTCAGCGGATCTCGCATTAGGGCAATCTACCCAGACAAAGTATTTACCATCTTCTTTTGGCAGTCTCTCACTCACGGCTACCTTTATAAATTTAGTGTTGCTCATAGCTAATCAGTTTTAAGGTTCGATATAATTTCGATAATGTCGCCGATGCTTCCTGCTTTCGCCCATTCTTCATCCTCTATCTAAACCCTTTTGTCTTTTTTAATTTTCCACTACATACTAGGCTTATTCCAACTCTACAAATATTTAATTTAGTTGCAGCTTCTTTAATACTTATAAAGCTATCAATTACATTTTCTGAATCATCAATTTGAAATATTGGCTTACTATCTTTATGATTTTTACCAGACCTTGCAACCATTAATTTATTATCAAAAGCGTGTTGTATATTATATGAAGGCGTACACCATTCTAAATTTTCTACTACATTATTTAATTTGTTTCCGTCAATATGGTTAACAAAAGGCTTATTTTCTGGGTTAGGTATAAATGATTCGGCAACCAATCTATGGATTCTTTTAGATTTAACTAATCCGAATTTACTTAACCCAACTTCATAATAATTACCTCGTATATTTATTGATAATATCTTTCCTTTTATTGCTTGGAATTGTCCTCTATTATGGTTTGATTTCCTATCTAAACTCCTAACTTTTCCATTGTCAGATATCTGGTAGATATTTTCATATCCTACTATGTCTCTCCAATTTTCGTTAAGTCTGCTCATAATTAAAGTATTTCAAAAATTAAAGTTCTGTCGGGATGGAAGGTTTTGGATTCGGCTTCGTCAAAAGCTTTTTCTTGATGAAAGTTCGTTTGCATTGTAAAAAATGAACCATTCAAATCATTTTTAGCAGGTTTTTCAATCGGATTCTTTTCCCAATAATAATTCGAAGCTTCTATCGCTGATATGAAAGAGTCAAGAGCGGAAGTACAAGAATCTTCATCATCGTATAATGCGTTATAATATTTATAAAGAAATTGACCGTTTGAAGAACAATAACCACCAACCACTAATCCTTTCGCTATCTCTTCCGATAATTCAGATCCTTTGCAAATCAAATCGAATTTACCACTCATTCTAAAATTTTCTTTTGTATCATTTCCGAAAATATATAATGCATCTTCATAAATGTAATAATCATAAATTCTCGGTGTCTCCACTACAAGAACTCTTTTATTTATGTTTAATATTGTGCTTTTCATTTGTTTATTTTTTTAGATTATTTCGACACGTTTAAATGATATGTCGATTTTTAAACGTTTTCTTGCTTAGTCATTAGTATAAGTATTAAGGGTTAAGAATTGATAGTAGTAATTTGAAAGCTTCTCCAATTGTTTTAACTCTCTCAGTTTTTTCATCTGGAATTATAATGTCGAATTCTTTTTCAATTTCAATTATAAATTGAACTTTGTCTAATGAATCAAATCCTAAGTAGTCAAAAGTAACATCATCACTTATTTGATGGTTTTGTAAATCTGGAAGTACAATTTTTAAGCACTTAACAAATGGTTCGTATATGTAATTTGGCTTCATAATTTTGTTGATTCGAGAATATTTTTTATTTTATTTTTTTCAACTTGATATTTTGCATATGGTAGTTTGTCGAATAATAATTTCAACATTTCTCTCATTTCATCTCTCTGCTTTAATAATTGAGAGGGGAGAAGTCCGCAGGATTGGATGGTGTTTCCGGCATCGATAATTAAATTAGCTAATTCGTTGTTTTGTTCATCTTCATTTTTCCAAACCAAACAAAGTGACTTAGTATCATTTCCGATAGCTGTTCCAACTTCATTTTGCATCACTATTTTTAATTCTGTATTCATAATTATTTTCGGTTTTTAAGATTTTCTTTTCTTGCTAATTTGACTTTTTTACGTCTTTGCGTGGATTTTGAACCATTAACTGAATTAGGAGAAAGTCTTTTCACGCTCCAATAACTTCGCATATCTGTCATAATTATTAAGTGTTATTTAGTTTCTAATTGTTTTAAAAGTTCGTCAACTTCATTTTCTTTGAAGTTTGCAGTCGTTTTATAGCCTTTGTCAATGCCAGCTATCAAAACCATTTTAACCTGATGTTTTGAAAGGGATTTTCCGTTATGCTCAAAAGTCTTCCAACTTGTATTGATAGCTCTTAAGGCTCCTTGTAAGTCTGCGTGCATAATATTAGGTTTTAATGGTTAGGGTTAAAAAGGCAATTCTTTTAAATGGTTATTATCAATTTCAATTACTGTTTTATATTCTTCAACTGTTGCTTTTAATTCGATGATTGAATCAACATAATCGTAATATGCGTGACATTCAATATTTGGCGGCGGGTAGCATCCAACTTGTGCAGGACTATAAGATAATAGAAACTTAAATTCATAAAATCCATCCTCCACTTCATAATCAAATTCCTTGAAAAATTCTTCAATCAAATCGTGGTCGACTGAATATCCGGATTCGATAAAATATGAAGATTCATCAAAGTCTGTAATTATTGAATCTTTTATAAACCCCCATCCCGAAACGGCTATAAATCTCTTATTTAAAGCATTGATAAGCTCAAATACTTCTTTCGTTGATAATTTATTTAAATCTATTTCCATAATCTTGTATTCTATTACCGCCAAAAGCGGGGGTTAATCCGCTCTTAGTTTTAAATCTTTTTTGTTGTACATTTCAACTATTGATTTTTCATCAGTAACTTCAACTTCATTTTTGCGCAGATGATAATATTGAAATGATGGAGCAAGATTATCCCACCAATACTTTGATAAAACTAAATCAACTTCATTATCTTTAAAATCAGCAGTCGTTTTATATCCTTTTTCGATACCATATTTTAGAATATATTCTACTTCTTTTTTGTCCATTGGTTTACCATTATTTTCAAATGACTTCCAACTATTTTTAATCGCTCTTAATGAGCCTTTTAAATCTGCGTGCATAATATCTATTGTTTATTGTTAATTCTAATTTGTCAAAGACCTAGTTGTTTTATAGCTGAATAGGTTAAAAAACCTTGTGATCCCCACAGTACACCGTCGTTTGAAACTATCATCGGATAACATTTATTTAAATCACCGTAATCTTCGTCATTGTAATCTTCATCATCTTCTTCAGGGATTCGACCAAATTCATCTTCAATCAAATCATATATTTCCAATGTTTATCTAAATCTGATATTAGTTTCATAATAGTTTGTTTAATGGTTAAGAGAGTAATTCGGGGTTGTCGTGGATATTTCCAATCACGTGGAATCGAGTAAGAATTTCTTTAAGCCAAGTATCACCAGAAAAACCAATATCTACGCTTCGGTCTTTGGTGCCATACCTGAAACCACCATCTTCATAATAGACTTCAAAAATTAATGGTACTTTTTCAGATGAATCTAAAATATCTCCTTCATAAATCTCTTTGCCATTCTTGTCTTTTAATCCAGTGAATTGGCTTACGGTTTCAGGTATTACTTGATAGTTGTGAGTTTCTCCATCTTGCTCTGTTTCCCAAATCTGATAATTACTACCCCAAAAAATTATGTGGCCAAAAACCCACTTTTCACCGATTGTTGTCTTGCCTCTAAATTTTATTTCTCTGTTCATAATTCTGTTATTTGATTTTAATTTCAATGCACATTGCAAATGTAAAATAAAAATATCAGTAACTGTTATTTTTGCAATAACTTTTTTAATTAAATAAATATCAGTTACTGACATTTAATATATTTGTATTATTAAAATCAAATCTAATTTTTATTAATGCTTACACTTGAACAAATCATTGTATTACTGACAACTAAGTTTGCAGGCGTACGAAAAGACGGACTGGCGCAACTTGCTAAATTCATCAAGCTAAATGCTACATCCGAAGAAGAAGCTCAGGCACTCGTTGATGGTTATTCACCAGAACAGGTTACTGAATTCGTAAATGATTGGCGAAAAGACGTGGATGCAGAAGTCGGAAATGGCGTAAAGACTGCTGAAAGCAATTTCAAAAAGAAATACAACATTACCGACGTACCTGCTGAACCGAAGCCAGGAGATCCACCAGTAGAGCCAAAACCTGCGGATGTTCCAGCTGACATAGCATCAATTATTCAGGCGGCGATCAAGCCATTTGCGGACAAACTTAACGCAATCGAAACAGGAAACATCACAGCTACAAGAAGTGAGCAGTTAAACAGCAAGCTGGCTAACGCTCCGCAAGCTTTCAAAGATCGTGTTCTCAGAGATTACGGCAGGATGAATTTCGAAAATGACGAAGCGTTTACTGGATATTTGACGGAATTAGACGCTGATTTGACGAACTACACCCAAGAAGTGAGCAATCAATCACTTTCTGCATTCGGAAAGCCAATTGTTGCTGGCAGCGAAGCTGGATCCGTTCCAACTGCCGTCGAGCAATATCTTAAAGAAACGCAAGCGGGAGGTGCTACCAATACTCTTGGAGGTAAAGAACTTTAACCATTAAAACTAATAACGATGTATATCGAAAGAAAACAAGAAGAAACTCCGGCAACGTCGATTCTGCACAAGGTTGCAGACATTCCGAATGGTGTGACTATTAAAACCACAGGATTAGCGAACGGAACTGTTATCGCAGAAGCGACACCGCTTTATCCTGATGCCAATGGTCTTTACGCTGTTCTGGGAACGGCTAAGGTTGTTGAAGTTGCAGCGGCGAATGCAGTAAACTATTCAGTTGCGAAAGGTCATACTTTATTGGTAGGGCAAAAGCTTTACAAAGATGCTTCTACAAACGTAGATATTTCTGCAATCAACACAACCGATCCAACAAAAGATGTAGTAACAGTGAGTGCTACGCTTGGGGCGAAAGCTATTGGAGGTTTGTTATCACAAGGAAATGTTGCACAGTCAGTTGCAATCACTGGGGAATCTCACACGGTTCAGGCTGGTAGAAATGTATTTGCAAGTGGTTGGGTAATTGCGGTGGTGAACAAGAATATGTCTCCGGAGCCAGCAAACAAACCCGCATTAGTGCAGTATGTTTAATTATTAACCATTAAAAAACTAATAACCAATGTCAATTAATAAAACATTATTAGCAGGAGTGTCCGAGAAAGGAATGGACGCGGTGATCAGATCTTATGATTTCAAGCCGTACTACTTCCCTACTCTTTTTCCGCTGAAAGAAAATTTAACGCTTGACTTCAAAACCTTGGAAGCAGTTGCCGGACTTAAAGTAGCTGGGGATATTGTTTCCAGAGGTTCAACCATCGGAAGAAAGAAGCGAGAAGCCATCGGAAAAGTTGGTGGGATCATTCCTAAAATCGCTGTTTCGAGAGAAATGGACGAGAACGATCTTACTGAATACGAGACCGCACTTGCTTTAGCAGGTGGAAATCCAAACCTTGTATCTATCGTAAGATTCTGGGGTGAGGATATGCAGTTTTGTTGGGATGCTGTCGCTTCCAGAATTGAATGGATGGCACTTCGTCAACTTTCGACTGGTAAATTGAAATTAACGCAATCGGATAATCAAAATGTGGTTACTGAATTTGATGTTGATTATCAAATTCCTGCTGCAAACAGAAATACAGTTGGAACTCTTTGGGGAAGCCAAGCGGATGCCACGCCGGTCAAGGATTTGGAAGATCGTGTGAAATTTGCAAAATCTAAAGGCTTTAACCCCAAAGTTGTTTTGATGAACAAAAACACTTTTGCAAAGTTCGCTTCTACAGAAGAAGTCATCAAGAAATCAGCTTCGTTCGCCAATAACGCTTTGGGTATTTCTCAGACGCCTTCTTTGGAAGATATCAACAATATGTTGAGACGTGAAGCGTGGTTGAATGGCTTGCAGATTTCTGTAATCGATCAGGATATTGCAATTGAGATTGATGGGAAAAGAACTGTTTCCAATCCATTTATCGACGATGTTGCGACTTTGGTAGAATCTCCTGTAATGGGTAACACATTCTGGAAAACTCCGGTAGATATGAAGTTGCAAGCATCTTCTGCAATCAAAGTGATGAATGGTCCTATTATGATCAAGAAGTTCTCAAACGAAGAGCCAGTTGAGGAAGTAACGCAAGGAATTGCAAATGCTTTCCCAGCGTGGAACGGAGCAAACAGATCATTAATCTTGAGTGTCTAACCAATGACCAATAAAGAGTATTTCACCGCAACATTATCTCGCTTCAATGTAAGTGAAACAGAAATTGATTTGATTCTAATTAATCAAGGATTAAACGCTGGTTCTGATGTTGATGTTGCGGTTGCGAAATTAGCAATGTTCAAAGAGATCCCGATGTTCATTCCGATTGCCGATGAAAAGGAAGGAGGAAGATCTATCACTTGGAATATTGAAGCAATTAAAATGTGGTACTCTCTATTGGCCAAAGAATTAAATCAAGACGATCTTTTGAATGTAAGTGATGATGAAGTCTCTGATTATAGTTTTATGATGTGATGGTAAGGCGATACTATTTATATAAGCAGGAATCCACGGAGGAAGCGGTACAAAGTCTTGAGGGAGATTTTTCGAGCGCACCTCCGGAATGGATTCTTCACTCAAAATGTGAAGATGAAGTAAACGGTTCCGGAAGATCAATAGCATTGGCAGATGGGTCCAATTATGTCTTTACGGGAGTTATCTATTTGGATTCGACTGCAGGCATAATTCCAGAAGGACAGAGAGTTTTAGTAAGTACTGAAAAACTTTGTTCATCACAGATCAATGACGAATCACAACTTAAAACACTAAGACAGGAAGGTAAAATCCGATTAAGTGGAATTGTAAAAGGCTTTGAAAAAAGCAAACTGAATATAAGATTATGGGTGTAAAAAACAGACTTTTCTCTCAGGATGTAGAAACGATGCTTTGGAAGATCTGCAATAAATCAACGGAACTGAAAGCTATGATTTCCGGAAAGATCTACAAAGAAGGATTCCGGCCTACAAACTCAAAGAAAGAAGATGTTTGTATCAGTACAATTTCTTTAACACAGGATAATCCACAAGTAGGACTTTTCAACATCAATATTTATACAAAAGCATTAAAGCAGAAAATTGAAGGCGCAGACGAATATGTTCCAGATAGCGTTAAGCTCAGCGAAATTGCTGATACTGTGAGAAACTTGATTGAAAATGAATTGATTTCAGGTGATTTTAAAGATTGCTCTTTCAATATAGTTGGTCAAAAAACTATTGAAAATCAAGATTCCACAAACAAGGAATATTACCAGAACATCAGACTTCAATTTTTTATACCACAAAACCAATAAAAAATAAAAACCAATAACCATGGCAACTCTTTTCACATTTGGTTTAAGCCAAATTAAATACAATGGAACCAAGGTTGGAATGACCTATAAAGATACTTGTAAAATCACGCAGGATGCTGCGGAAGTTACAGAACATTTTGAAGAAGGTAAATCATCTCCAGCGATCCAAACAAAGGATAAAAAGATTCCAAAAGCTGAATTCTCCATTATGAATCCTGATGCTAAGTTTCTTGCGGATCATTTGGGAGGAACATATAACGCAACTGATAAATCTTGGTCATTCGATGGTTCAGAAACTGTCGAACCTGGCGAATGGGAAATCGAAACCAAAAAAGGTATGGATTTTAGAATTCCGAAAGGAGATTCTGATGTTACAATTGATTTCGAGGTTTCTGATAAGGGAATTTTACTTGTGAAATTCATCATCACTCCACTAACTCCGGAAGATCCAACTGAAAAGCCTTTTATCGCAACAGAGAAAGCATAGACAAAACTAAATTATAATTATAAAAGTCCGTCCAACTTCGGACGGACTTTTTTTCAAAGTAAAAGCATCAGATGAAAAATAATTTAGAGGAAAAAAGAAGAGAAATAACAAGGATTTTAGGGAAAGGTTTTCATTTTGAAATTGCTGAAAAAATAGAAATCAAACCAAAAGGATTGCTTTCATTTTTCAAGAAAAAAGAATATCAAATTATTCCAAGAGCATTTCAAATCAAAGAGCCTACGCTTTCTGTTTTAGATCGCATTTCGCTGGAATCGATCAATCTGATTGAATCTGAATTTAATGATCTAAAAACTTTTGCGGACCAAAAGAGATTCAGCCGGAAACATTACAAATTGATGGCAAAAATAATTGCAATTGCTGTCGCTGGCCCCTACGGAGAAGAATCAGAAATCACAGAATTTAAAAATCTTTTCTTCAAGTATTTAAAACCTTCTGATCTGTACAATATCGTCCAAATGATTGACATTACGAGCAATCTAATGGATTTTATAAACTCTACCCGACTTGTGACCGCCGCCAACGTACTAGCCGAGACGGATCTGGTAGAGAAAAAGGAGTTACAGGACTAAATTCTATTTATGGAAGAAGAGGGCAGATTTGCCAGACTTTCGGATGGACGATAGAATATCTTGAAAATGAGATTTCTTTCAATAGGCTTCAAAAAACACTTACTGATATGCCAAGCTACGACGAGGATGAAAACAATTCTAATGATGAATTCAATTTCGAAGAGATGACAGCTGAGCAAGTCAATGAAAAACTTTCAAAACTATTCTAACCAATGGCTGAAATTAACGGAGGATCACTAAAATATACTGCTGAACTTGATGTTTCTGGCCTAAAGAAAGCTGCGCAGGAAGGAAATGTATCTCTTTCAAAGCTTTCTGATACCGCAACAAAAACAGGGGAAAGTATTGATGATGCCTTTGGTGCTACAAAAGAAAATATTAAGATCCAGAAAGAGGTAATTCTAGATCTTGAAAATCAATATAAAGAACTTCAAAAAACAATTGACAAAATCGCACCTGGTCAAGCTAAACTCAATCTTATGGGTGATGCAGCCGGAATCGCGAAAGAAATCGAAGTTGAGAAAAAAGCTTTGATTGAACTTGAGACCTTTGTCAAATCCAACCAAGAAACACACGAATCTCTTCGCCAAAAACTAACTGCAGTCAAAAGTGAGATGCAGGAATTGGCAGTTGCCGGAAAAAGAGATTCGATTCAATACGATGAACTTTCCAAAAAAGCTGAGGACTATCAAAAGGCTATTGATGAAGTAAATGGCACAATGAAAGCTTTGGGAGGAAATACCGGTTTGAATGCTTTAGTTCAGACTTTAGGTCTTGCTTCCGGAGCAATGGCTACATTTCAGGGACTTTCTGCAATGAGCGCAGGGGAAAACGAAAGACTTGACCAGATTATGGTCAAATTGCAATCTACAATGTCGATCGCAATCGGTATTCAACAAATTCAAAATTCTCTGCAAAAAGAATCCGGTGTTATCCAATCTGTTATGGCTTTACAGGCTATGGCGAGAGCGAGAGCAGAAAAATTAGCCACCACAAATACAATCGCATCAACTGTCGCCCAAAGGGTTTTTAATGCTGTCGCAAAAGCAAATCCTTATGTTTTGTTAGCGACAGCATTGATTACGGTAGTTGGCGCATTGGTCTTATTCTCAAAAAGAACAAAAGATGCTCGTGAAAATGAATCAGCATTAGCAAAAGCAACCGCAGAAGGTGCAGCAGAATCTGTTTCCAGTTATAAAAAATTACAATACCAATGGAATGCATTGGGGAATGATCTGAAAAAGAAAGAACAGTTCATTAAAGACAATAAAGATGAATTTAAAAAATTAGGAACTGAAGTTGAGAATGTTGCTGATGCTGAGAATGTCTTAATTAAAAATACAGAATCTTTCCTAAATGCTTTGATGCTTCGTGCTAGAGCAGCCGCAGAGATGCAAATCGCTCAGGAAAACTATAAGAAATATCTTGAAAATAAAGATCAAGTTGATTCTAATGAAGAAAAATATAAGGGTCAGACTTTCGGAGGAATAAACAGGGCGGTAGATAATTTCGGACGTGATTATCTTGGTATTGGAGGTGTTTCCAAAGACACAAATAACTCCTATCTCACAACAGCCAATCAAAAGATTAAAGATCACGTAAAAACCACAGAAAAAGCAGCGCAAGAATTAGAAAAGGCTAAAATAAAAATAGCAGGATCTCCACCCGCAAAAGGTTCGGAGGAATGGTATAAATCTGAAATTGCTCGTTTGGAAGAATTGAAGAGTAAAGCAATTGTTGGGTCTAAAGAATGGAATTCCTATAAAAAACAAATCGAGAATTATCAAGATCTAATCAATCCAAAAAAAGCAAAGAAAACAAAAAAAGAAAAAGTTGATGAATTTTTTCCACCAGGTTCTGTTGGAGAAATACAAAAACGAATTGCAGAAATTGACAATGCACTTTCTAAAGCTACCGGAGATAAACAAATTGCCGAGTTAAAAAATAAAAGAATTGCCATCGCAAAAGAGTTGGCAGAAGCTGAGAAGAAAATCCAGATTCTTTCTATCCAAGAACAACTTGATGAAAGTAATAAGCTCTGGTCAGAATACTACTCTACTGTTGAATCTCTCGGGAAAAATGTTGCTGACAATATTTATGGTGATTTGTTGAAAGAAGGAAAGTCTCAATTTGACCAACTTGTAAAATTGCATCAGGAACTTTCTGAAAAATCTGCGAAAGGAACTCTTACATCAGAAGAAAAAGAAGTATATGTTCAGGCAACTCAGGCGATCGATGCTATGTTGGGGAGGCAATCAGCTTTGGAAAAATTCAACTCTGATATTCAGTTTTCTCTTTCAAAAATGACAACTGCAACTGAACGCCTTAAATTCTTACAAGATCAACTGGCAGGATTGAATGAAGATGACAAATCCAATGGAAAATATGCTTCATTGGAAGAGCTTAAAAGAAATGAAATTGATGACCAGAAACGTCAGTATCAAGATTTATTACTACAACATCAGTCTTTTGAAGACAAGCGAAATGAAATCGCAAAGCAAGCGTCGGAGCAAAGAATCCAAATTCTTAATGATGAGAATCTAACACCTGAACGAAAAGCAGACCTTACTAATAAGATTACAAAAGAACAAAACAATGCTACTTCTGCTGCTGCATTAGAAGAATTGCAAAACTCAGATGTTTGGCAAACGCTTAATGAGAATCTTGATGTCCTTACAGCTACACAGATAGAAAACCTACTTCGAATCCTTGATGAAAAAGCTCCGGAATTGGCGGCTAAAATGACACCAATGGATTTTGAGAAAGTAAAGCAAAATCTGAGATCTGCAAGACAGCAATTGCTCAACCTTAACCCATTTACAGGAATGTTGAGTTTGGCGAGAAAAAATCTTGAGGAATTTTCGGGTGAATTGGGGAAAACTGGTGAGGAATCTTCTTCTTGGGAAAATACAGCACAACGAGTAAGTAATGTTGCAGGAAAAATAAAACTTGCCACAAAAGCTTTAGAACCTTTTCAAGATATTCTTGGAGAAACTGGCTCGGAAGTACTCTCTACAATTTCCACAGTTGCTACTGGTGCGATTGTAATGGTGGAGCAAATTGGTGTTGTAGTCAAAGCAACTTCTGAAGGAATTAAAAAAGCTGAAATGGGATCAGTCATATTAGCTATCCTTCAAATAGTAATGATGGCTGTTAAAATGATTATCAGCTTATTCAGTTTGTTTTCTGGTGATAAGAAAAAGGAAAAAGCTATCAAAGCTTGGGCAAATGAAGTTGAAAATCTAAAAAACAAATATGATGAACTTACCCGAGCGATAGAAGGTTCTGCGCAGGAAGGAACAATTGAAGCACAGCGAAAATTGATTGATAATCTCCGAGAACAGCAAAGGCTTTTGAAGCAGATGAAAAGTGCAGAAGCTGACAAAAAGAAAGCTGACGCAGGGAAAATAAACGACTTAAATGGTCAAATTCAAGACGTTAACAATAAGATTGAAGATTTAGTAAATGATTTCAAAGATTCTGTAATAACAACTGATTTGAGATCACTTTCTGAGGATATTGCGTCTTCATTGGTTGAAGCATTCGGGAAAGGAGAAGATGCAGCAGCGGCTTTTGAAAAAACGGTTGATGACGTTATGCGAAATGCTGTGATGAATGCTTTAAGGATTAAAATTCTACAACCTGCTATTGAAGAAATGATTGATAAACTCTACTCTTCTATGGGATATGGAAACTCGCAATCATCGCAAACGCAATCTCAGATCACAGATTTAGAAAAAGAATTAGCACAAGTTCAAAAAGATTTGCAAAATGGGCCATCATATGCGAATGGTTCATTACGAGCTAAAGAAATGCTGTTGAAGAAAGAGCTGGAAAGATTGAAACAGCTTTTACAAAATCAATCTACCGGCGGAAGTTTCGATGGACTTACAGATGCTGAACGAGAGGAAATCAAAGCAATGGGTCAAGGTGCAATGGAGCAATATATGGCAGCGCTTCAACAATATGAAGACCTTTTTGGTTCGGCTTCCACTAATGCAAGTAGTTTATCTGGTGCAATCAAAGGAATCACAGAGGAAACGGCTTCAATTTTAGCAGGACAGATGAACGCTATCAGAATTATGCAGGGAGAAGCTTTGAATGTTAATCGTGAATCTCAGAATGTACTTAGAAATCAATTATTACAACTTACTCAGATTGAGATCAACACAAGGTATTTGAAAGGAATTTATATGGTTTTGAATAGCCAAAAAACACTTGATTTAAGATCATCAGGATTAGTATAAAAATTATGAGAATAGGCAAAGAGATAACGCTGGAATTGCGCAAGGCAAAGATTGAAATATGTGAAGAATTTTATCAAAATATGATGACTTTCTCAAATTATGCTCAATTGGCAACAATGTATTTCAAAGGTTCGGATTGGTCTATGGAGAATGATTTTCCAAGATTAGAGCTGTTGAGAAAACATAAAGTCGGTCTGCTTTCAGTTGGGATGGTAACTGATGTCAAAGAAACTTATAATAATATTCGCTATCTGGCGGTTTTCGGAGATTCAGAAGTTAATATCAACTACTCGGGATATTCAGTTGCTCAAGTTATCATTAGGCACAATTCCAAAGTTAAAATAATTGTAAAAGATGAATCTAAAATTCAGATCAATATTTTGGATAACGCCGAAATAGAAATTGATTGTCAAGACAATGCAGTAGTATCTGTTTATGATTACGGAAAAAACACAAAAATAAAAACCAGCGGAAATATAAAAATAACACCATCAAAATGGCAGAAGTAATTTATTCTTTAAACGGTAAATATTTCAAGGACTACGATATTTTCATCAGTTCCAGCGATGGGCTGTTTGATGGTTTGAAGCCTAAAAAACAGAATACCTACGATTGGGCGGAATATTCGGGAACAGCTTCGGATATTACCCAGAAGAAAAGATTTGAACCTCGAAAATTCACACTTGTAGGATTTGTAAAAGGAAGCGATTGGAAAAAGATGATGGACAATTTCTGGACAGTTTTTGGCGATTTGAATAAACCTGGAAGACAAAGATTGCTTATCAAACCATTTGACGTTGAAACACTCGTTTATGATGTGACAAATGAGGAAACAATCGACGTTAAGAAGACATTCAAAAATGGTGAATGCTATGCGATTTTTACTGTGAAACTCGTGGAGCAAAAACCAATAAAAAAGATTCTTTACATTGATAAAGCAAATCTACAACTGTCCTTCAACACACCTAAATGGGTAGAAGTAAATATTGATGGAAATATTGGGATTTATAAAAATTCTGTTGTCATTAATCAGAATATTCCAAATAGAATTTTAAGTCCTTATGACAATGGCGGACGTAATTTGGCAAAAAATAGTAAGGATTTATTGGATCAGAATAGTTATTGGGTTCGTGATTTTGATTTGAGTGAAAACTTAGTTGTGGGGAAGGAATATACGGTAACAGTTAATACTAATACTGTATCGCAAAACCCTAATGCATATTTTGAGATTGGTGATAGCTCTGGAAGAATTACGTATCTGAATAAAATATCATCAACAAGATTTGAGATAACATTTACAGCGCCAAGGTCAACAAACAAAATTATTCTCTTTAGAGAACCAAACGACAATTCTTTCTACCAATTCCTATCACTTAAAATAGAGAAGGGGAATAAATCTACCGGATGGACTCCTGCGCCTGAAGATCAGCATTTTATTGTCATAGCTGGTGAGATTGATGAGATTACAAATTTAACCACAAACGCAGAAGTATTATGGGAGAAATTGTAATCAATAGAGGAAGTCAAAAAATTGATTTATTGAGTTTGATTCCGTTTGTGACGGTGACAAACGCAAATCATATTCAAGAGATATTATCTGCAGATAGAATAGAAATCACGATTGAAACTGTCAATCCAATGCTTTTCTATTTAGGAGATTACATTATTCAAGCGGGAAGAAAGTTCACGCTTAATCAAGATCCTAAAATGCAGAAACTTAATGAGACACATTATATCTACAATCTAAATTTTGAAGGCGTACAGTATGATCTTTTGCGAAAAAAATATTTCAATTACGATTCAGAAGGTTTCTACACAACTGGGGATTTCCCATTAACAGGTGAAATAGATGTTTTTCTTGTGACCTTGCTTAACAATGCAGAGCGTGATGAAATAGAATACGACTGGATTCTTGGCGAAGTTCCTCAAGATACAGATACAAAAACGATCACTTTTGACAATGCCAATTGTTTGTCTGCGCTTCAAACAGTTTGTGAGGAATTTGAGCAAGAATTTGAGATCATTCAGGATATAGTCGAAAAAACGAACACTCTTAACATTAAAAAGATTGGTACAACATTGCCATATTCCTTTGAGTACGGGATGGGTAATGGCTTATATGGTCTTTCCCGTGAAAAAGTATCAGAAGGACAAGTAATAACAAGATTATATCCGTATGGATCAAATTCAAACATACCAACCGATTACAGAAACTTTTCCCCGAGATTAAAGCTTCCAGAATCATTTGGCTCTTACATTCAAGATAATGCTAAGGTAGATTTGTATGGACTTGTTGAGGAAATTAAAAATTACGATGATATAAAGCCAACATTCAAAGGAATTATTTCTTCCGTTGGTGCTTTTGATGCAAATAAAGGTACAATGCCTTTTGTTTGTGATAATATGGATTTCGATCTGAATGAAAAGAAAACAGATGGAGTTTCTACTAAATATCTAATTGCCGGAACTCCTGCAAAAATACACATAAACAAGGGCAATCTTGCGGGGTATTCTTTCGAACTTCATAAATATACACACGCAACAAAAACTTTTGAAATAAAGCAATTTGCAGACGAAAGAGATCAAAAATTCCCTGACACCGCAACTATTTTCACTTTTGCGCCTGGTGACGAATTTACATTGATTGATATTATAATGCCTGATATTTATATCGCTAATGCTGAAAATAAACTAAAGGAAAAAGCACTTGAAGATTATGAAAAACTTTCACAGAATAATGTTAAATATTCGCTTGATATTGATCCTTTGTTTTTTGCTTCCATTGACGGTGGTGTTGATGTTAAGCATCTTGGCATTGGGGATTTTGTTAATATTAAAGATACTGCACTTGGCATTAATAAAACGAGCCGAATAATTTCCTTAACTCGTGATTTGTTGAATTTTGATGGGTACAAATATTCGGTAGATATTTCTGATTCTTACGAAATATCTACCGTAACACAGATTCTTCAAGATATTCAGACAGTTTCTTCACAAGTTGAAACTGTAATTGTGAGAAATAAAGAAGCAATGCTTTCTGGCTATCGCAGAATGAAAGAATTGCAGGGATTAGTTTTCGATACTGATGGTTATTTTGATCCAATTAATATCAAACCAAATTCCATCGAGACAAATATGTTGACTGTGGGTGCTAAGTCTCAACAGTTAACACTTGAAAGTGTAATTTTCACGGCTAACAAAAACAATAATCCGAATTTAGTTAATATTTCTAATGGAAAATTAGTTCATTTTTCAATTGATGAAACTGGTATTCGCGAGTGGTTTTTATTGGGAATAGAACAGACTTTATTGTCAAATGCACCGCATTATATTTATGCGAGAGTACCGAGAGGAAACAATACTGGAACGTTTTTAATTACAACAGAACAGCGAAAATTTGATTCTGAAGCTAATTTCTACAATTTTTTAGTAGCTGTTTTATTTGCTCCACAAAATGGAATTCGCCTTACTGAATTGATGTATGGATCTACATTTATTCACGGACGTACAATTACAACTGGAAGAATTCAATCAGTTGATGGTTTGACGTGGTTTGATCTTGATACAGGACAAATTAAAGGCAAAATTGAATTTCTTCCAGATTCACCAGCTTACGATCAGATCAATAATTCTATCATTATTGGTGGGCGAAATCTTGTTAAAAAATCAAATCAATTCATTGATTCAAGTGCTTATTTAGTGAAAGAATATGATTTGGGCGAGGATTTTGTCACGGCTCAAAAATATACGATAACAATTGAAACCCGATCTGAAAATCAAAATCCAGCATCTTATTTTGGATTATGGGATTCGACTGGTAGTATTTTAGTGGGCAACATCACTAAAATCTCGACTAATAAATATCAACAAACTTTCACTTTTCCAACTGGAATAGCGAATAAGAAAAAGATCAAAATTTATCACTTGCCAAATGATTCTACATTTTATCAGATTGAGAGGATAAAACTTGAAAAAGGTACAAAATCAACTGATTGGACGCCGGCGCCTGAAGATGTTCAGGAAGCAATAACGAATGCAGAAAATTCAGCAAACACAGCTAATGCTTTATTGTCGGATATTTCTAATGATAACAAACTTACTGCACAGGAAAAACAAGCGTTAAAGAAGGAGTACGATATAATCCTTGCAGAAAAACCACAGTTACAGGCACAAGCTACAACTTACGGAGTGAGTGTGACTAATTATGTAAATGCTTATAATAACCTTGTGGTTTACACGAATCCACTACTTGTCAATCTGAGTATTACATCCGATATAGTAGGAACTGTATTAAGATCAACTTACTCTACATATTACACCGCGAAAGTAAATCTTTTGAAAGCGGTAACAGATATGGTAAATGATGATCTGTCTGAGATTGGGGATATGGTAAACGAAGCTCAACAAACAGCAGATTCAGCCTTGAGCCAATTGACAGATATTGCGAGTGATAGCAAATTAACGGCTTCGGAAAAACAGACAACATTAAATGAATGGAATAGAATCAAATCTGAATACTTGCAAAACAATGCACTTGCATCAAGTCTTTCTATTTCTGTCACAAATTATCAAAACGCCTATAATGGACTAAATAGCTATATCACACCATTATTAAGTAATCTTACAACGACATCAGCAATTGATGGAGCTATTTTCCGAGCAACATTCAAAGGATACTACGATCAAAACATTGCGATTACAACAGCTATCGCTAATAAGCAAATTGAAAATATTCGGGTGGGAGGTAAAAATATTGTGCGCTTCTCAAAGGAATTTATCGATTCAAATGCTTACTTGGTGAAGACTTTCGATTTATCAGAAGATTTTATTATTGGACAGGAATATATAGTTACAGTGAAAAACAAAGTTATTCCTTCAAATCCATCAGCTTCATTTGGACTGTGGGATTCTAGTGGAAATATTCTTATCACCGAGATGTTGCAAATTGATTCTGTGACTTTTCAAAGAAAATTCACTTTCAATCAATCAATCGCGAACAAACGAAAGATAAATCTTTACCGTATTCCAAATGATTCTACATTTTATCAGTTTGAATGGATAAAAATAGAAAAAGGAAACAAAGCAACAGATTGGACGCCGGCACCAGAGGATGTTGATGTAGCTATTTCAAATGCAAACACAAATTCTGCAAATGCTTTGGCTCAAGCACAAAATGCAATTAATACAGCAAATACAGCATCGCAGATGACTAATTTTATGCAAACTACCATTGATGGTAATGTAGTAGCCACGGGAACAATGCTTGTAGGCTCTGCTAATGGAGCAAATGGAGGAATTACAGGAGTAATAGACAATGGTATTGATTCGGTTTCTTTATGGTTTGGAACTAATTACGCTAATAGATATAACGCTCCGTTTAGAACGACCCAAAAAGGACATACATATTTATCTGGAATAGAAATCGAAAGCAAAAAACCAAACTCAAACGCTGGTGTAAAAATTAAAGATGGACTTATTACTATCACTAGAAATAGCGGAATTAAAGCATTTGAGTTTGGTGTAGTAAATGAAAAAGAGGTATTCAACATCTATAACTCAGACGGTTTAATGGTTGCATCAATCGGTGATCGTGGAATAGTTTTCAACGGTTATTTACCAGAGAGCTATGAGCAACAGGATTTTTACAGATTTCCAAATCAATCGCTGACAATAGCGCAGATGTTTGCTGACTCCAAAAGTAGAAGTCGAGTTTTGACAGAGAGTAATGGCATTTATAAACAAACTATAAATGCTCCAAACTTAAGTGCATATCTCTATTTTGCTGGTTACAATTTCGAAAGCGCTAATAATGATCAATACAATTTCAAATATTTTTCAACCCAAAACAAACTAGGTGCAAAAATTACTGATGGTTGGTATGGAGTTACTTATCGAAGGGATATTCCTCAGAGCGCAACGGTTGAATTTACAGTTGAAATATACTACATCGAAAACGGATTACCAACGCTTATGGAAGGCGCTACTTATACAGAAAATTGGTCTTGGTTTATAATACAATAAAATATAATAAAATGAATCTACAAATTATGAGCACTTCAATTACAGTGCAAGCACAAAAGGAAATAAGCGGAAATACGGCAGAATTCGCTTGGAATTATCAAGAAGGAAAGTTACCAACAGCTATCAATTTTAATTTAAAACGTGGCATAGTTGGATTGGAGGGATTTACTGGGAATCAAATGATGACTGGTGCTTATTATCCGGAATCAGGAAAATTTGATGTAAACAATAACAATTTCGTTGCTGGTGATCTGGATATTTATCAAGATTTACTTGAAACGTGCCAATTTATTATTGAGGACTTGAAGCCAAACGAACCAGAAATCTAATAACCAATGAAAACCAAACTAAACAAAATCTATCACCGATACTTCTCTGAAATAATGACGGGGATTCTCGCTTCTCTTCTGATTATTACAGGATTGTTGATTTTCGGGATTTGGAACAGTACAAATCAAAGAGAGAATATCAGGCAAACTACGCAGGGAAAGCTTGATATTATTAGAAACGAACAATCTGAAATGCGGACAGATTTGATGGTAAAATCTGACAGTATTGAAATTTCGCTTCGTGAAAAACTTGACAATATTAACAAAAAATAGCATCAAAAATAATGGCAGAGAAACAAGACTTGACCACGCCAAAAAACTTTTTTTCGTGGGTTCTATACGGTTTATCGGGTACGATTGCAACCGTTTCCTCCATTGCCTATTTTGATATGAGATCACAGCGAAATGAAGCCGTTGACCGTGTTAATATGATGACGGACAGGATTTGGGAAAAAGATTATAAAATCCAAGAACTGAAAAAAGAAAATGAAAATAAGGACGAGATTATCAAGTATGCTGACAGCACTTTGCGAGATAATACACTTCCAGAAGCTAAACAAATTCTAAATTCAAAAAAATGAGAAAAAATGTAATCATTGCGGTTTTGCTACTATTAGCGACCGTCTTAATACTAAATACAGTTTTCGGATGGTTCACGCTCTCCGAAGATGAACGATTGATGAAGGATTATGAAAATCCGAAAAACGATACCATAACGTTGGAAAAGCACATCACAAAAGACAGCACAATCTATGTAAAGTACACCCCTAATATGGGCGAACTTGTGCAAAATAATGTAACCAAGAAATACAATACTTATGTCTATGATACCCTTGCGCCAGCTTTGAAGATTGCGACCAATAAAATCAATGAGTTGCAACAAATCAAAGCATCTCTGGAAGGAACTGTTAAAAGTCAGAAATCGGAAATAGACAAGGAAAAAAATAGGTCAGTTTTTTATAAGGACAAATATTTCTCGGCGGTTAGCAAAACAGATACAGCGGGTAATTCAACTTTAGACTATAAATACAACGCTCAAATTGATATTATTTCCGAACTTAAAAAGAAACATCTTCTTTCAAAAGAAGTACAGGAAGTTTCAATTACAAGTCCTGATAAAAATCTGAAAATAAACGGGGTGGAACATTTTAAGAAAAATATCAGTATTCCACCAAAGCGATTTGGGATAGGAATTCAGGCTGGATATTATTTGATTCCTGAAAGTGGGAAAATAGTTCCTGCGGTTGGTGTCGGAGCAAGTTACAACCTATTAAATTTTTAATAAATGGAATCGTTACAAAAACATCCTTTGACAAGTAAATACAAATCTACTTTCATCAAAGTTGGATTGGTTTCATCTTTAGGTTTAGCTCATTTTTTCGGGCAGGCTTCGCACGAATCTAATTTGCTTCCAAAAGTTGAAAATCTCAATTACAAAGCAGATGCTTTGATAGAGGGATTTGGCAGGCATAGAATATCTATTGCCGATGCAAGAAAATACGGTAGAACCGCAACTCAAAAAGCCAATCAAGAAGCAATTGCCAATATCATATATGGTGGCGCTTGGGGTAAAACCAATCTCGGAAATACGCAATTTGGGGATGGTTGGAAATATCGTGGTCGTGGAATTTTCCAAATAACTGGACGAGCAAATTATGAAGCTCTTACAAAATGGGCAAAATCGAAAGGATTCAATGTTGATTATGTAGCAAATCCAGATGCACTATTGAACGAAGCAGACAGCATCATCGGTGCTTTGTGGTATTGGAGCGTGAGAGGAATTCAGAAATATGCTGAGCAAGATAATCTATTGGCAGTTTCAAAAATTATTAATCTTGGATCGGTTGGAGCGAAAGGTGCTCCCAAAGGACTTGCAGATAGGGTAGCACAAACTAATAAATTCAGAAAGATATTCAAATGAGTTGTAATAAAAAAAACATAACAAGATTAATCCAAGACGGTTATCGCTCTCCAATATTAAAATTCAATTCTGATATTTCAGTAGATACTTTCACGCTGAATATTTATCAGGAGTTTGGAAGGGTTCTTATGATGGGTAAAGATGGAATTTTCGCGCCTGATGGCTCCATTTATTTTTCTGAATTCGAATTGCCAACATCAGAATATTATTACGAGATAATTCGAATTCATAATGGTAAGCCAAAACTCATTCTTAGCGGAGAATATAATGTTACAAAAAAAGCAAGCGAGTGCAGTTGTGAATCTTCTGACGTTGTAAATTTTACGATTAAAGATGGTGATGAAGTTTTTAATTTCGCTTATTCCGAAACTGTGATTATTGGCGGTGATGGTGGTTTTATGACCGATTTGCAAATCAAAACAGCTTACGAAAGAAACTCCAACACCAACGCTTACACCGATGATGAGAAAGCGAAATTGGCAGGACTTGAGAATTATGACGATTCTCAAATTCTCGGGGAACTTGCGGAGAAAGTAGATAAGATTGACGGCTTTGGGTTGTCGGAAACTAATTTTTCACAAGCCGAAAAAGACAAACTTGCAGGAATTAAAAGTAATCTTTTCAAGGGTAAATTCCCGAGTGTTTCCGCGTTAAATCTCATCATTGGAGAGAGTGGCGCTTATGCTTATGTAGGAATAGAGGGCGAAAACGACAAATCATACATTTGGGATGACGATGATAATATCTGGGTTCAAAATTCATCAGAAGGAACTGCGGAAACGCCATCGAGCGTAAAATCAAAATATGAAAGCAATCCCGACACAAACGCCTTTACTGATGCGCTGAAAATCAAACTTGAAAATCTTTTCAATTACAATGATACATTGCTTTGGAATGCTGTAACGAATAAAGTTGATAAAGAATCTGGGAAAGGACTTTCTGCCAATGATTTCACAAACACTTTGAAAACTAAGTTGGATGGAATTTCGGCAAATGCAAACAACTATACATTACCACAAGCAACGGCAACAACTTTAGGAGGTTTGAAAATCTGGTCGGGAACGCAAAACGCTTACGACGCAATTGCTACTAAGGATGCGACCGTATTTTATTTCATTGAAAAAGTTTAATTATGTTTTTGAACGGCAAACAATATCAAAGCTTTTGGCTCAATGGAAAGCAATACGACAAAGGATATTTGAACGGTAAACAAATTTTAGGGGAAACTTTGCATTCTCACACGGTTAGGATATTAGCACGAGCAACGGCAATAGGAGCAACACCACCGACTAATATTGCGCATTTCGATACTTACGTTCGCTCGATGGTTGCAATATGGACAGAATATTGTGATGTATTCTTTCGTTTTCGTGGTACAGGCGACACGAATTTCAAAAGAATAAATTTAGCAAATCCCGAAGGTGCGTTGGCTGACTTTTACGGCGGTTATACTTTGGATATTTCGGGATTTAAAGGAAATGGCGTTAACGCCTATGTTGACACAAATTTTAATCCATCGCTTTTGGTAAGTGGGCAGAAATATCAGTTGAATGATGCGAGCAGAGGTGCGATTGTTGCTCAATCAGATGGTGGGAGTTATGTTTCCGCATTAATAGATGGAGTTTTAGGAAGCCCATCTAATCAGATGGGAGGTTTTACTCAAGCAAATAGTAATAGGATTAATTCGGGAACATCAAATACATCTGGAAATACAGATTTCATAGGTATTGGATTAAAAGTTTTTAATAGAATTACGTCTTCACTTGTTGTTGCAATAAACAAGAGTTTATTTGCTGAATTTAGAAGCAATAGTTCTATTTTAATAAATCAAAAACAAATGATTTTACGTGCCAATAATTTTTATTCCCAATCGAAAATATCATCATATTTTATGGGAAAATCCATCCCTTTCGAAGTTTCACAACAAATCAGAACGGCAGAAAACGCCGATATGGCAAATCTCGGACTTCCACAGATAGCATAAAAAACACAAATGATGATCGTAGAATTTAAACCAAAATCATCAAAAATATTATGTTAGTAGCAAAAATAACGGCTGAAAAAGCCAGCGAGTTAGTCGGTCAAGAATACCAGTCAGGAGCAAAATTCTCACCTGTACAAGACAATCAGGGTAATTGGATAGTCTCACTTGTTGAAGCTCAGTATATGAGCATTTCCGATATTGAGGTCATAGAATTTGAGCCTTTGGAGATAGATGAAAGCGAGATATAGTCTCGCTTTTTTATTTTCCACTACCAAATTCCATCTGTGGTTTAGCTTCGCTACAAACCAAATGAGTGAAATAAGATTTCTTCTGTGTTTTGGGATCAGTAAAAATTTCGCTCTCCCAACGAATTTTTAAATCCCAGATTTCCCACTTACGTATTCCTTCTAAGTAAGCATTAAATTCACATTTTACCTCAAAATCTTGCTTCTTTGGATCTTTGACAAATTGAACCACGATGGTTTTTCCATCAACTTCCACGGACTCCTGAATTCTTGCTCGCAATTTCAT